TGCTACTGCGCCTGACGAGAGTGCTGCTACGCCTATTGACCCTGATGCATAAATTCAATAGGGATGTGAATTTAATAGGGGGAGGCTAACGCTTCCCTCTTTTTTTATATAGTGAAAACAAAAAGCGTTGTATTTGTTACTTTAGTATGCATATATTGACTACATCGGCAGGAGTACAAGAACTAAAGGTTGTGTTAAGAAGTAGTGTTGCTTTCGCAAGAATATCTCTTTACGATAAGTCTGAGAGAAAAGAATTGGTTGCGAATCCTGACGCAACTGATATTTCAGAGTCAAATGGAATAACAACGATTAGTCTTTCGTTTGAACAGAATTTAATTGAGGGCAGATTCTATTCCTTAACAATAGAGAATTTCGCACAATCTGATGTTTATTACAAAGGACTTGTTTTCTGTACGAATCAAACCGACTACGATAAGTTTGACGTACATAAAGACGACTATGTGGTTGAAGATAGCTACGACAACGAATACGTTATATTATGAGCAACAAAGCAATAAAATACGCCAAGAATCGCCCACTTCCTAAGGTGAAAGATGGGAAGATACATATAGTGAATCTTGGTTCATATTCAAGACCTGATATGAAAGAGTATCGTAATCAGGAATGGATTGGTTATGGCGATGACAACAATTACTTTGAGTATCTAATAGATAGATACAATGGTTCGCCAACAAACAATGCTGCGATAAATGGTATTGCAGAGATGATTTACGGAAAGGGCTTAGATGCTACTGATAGTGAAAGTAAAGCGTCTGAGTACGCTGAAATGAAAGAGCTACTCCGTAAGGATTGTATGAAGAAGATATGCTATGACTATAAGATGATGGGTCAAGCTGCGCTTCAGATTATATACACTAAAGACAGAAAGAAGATTGCTCGTGTTGAGCATATGCCTGTTGAAACGCTTAGAGCAGAGAAATGTAATGAGAAGGGCGAAATAGAAGGCTACTATTACAGTTCTGATTGGGCGAATGTGAACAACAGAACAAACCTAAAGAGAATACCTGCATTTGGTTTCTCTAATGCGCCACTTGAAATTCTATACATCAAGCCTTATCGTGCAGGGTACAAGTATTATTCGCCAGTAGATTATCAGGGTGGATTGCAGTATGCAGAGCTTGAAGAAGAAATCGCAAACTACCACATCAATAACATACAGAATGGTCTTGCACCAAGTATGCTTATTAACTTCAATAATGGTGTACCACCAGAAGAACAGCGTGAAGCGATTGAGAGAAGTATTGTAGATAAGTTTAGTGGTTCTTCTAATGCTGGGCGGTTTATATTAGCATTTAACGATAGCAAAGAACTCTCTGCTACAATAGACCCTGTACAGTTGTCTGATGCTCACCAGCAGTATCAATTCTTGTCTGATGAATCTATGCGTAAGGTAATGGTATCACACCGTATTGTATCGCCTATGCTTGTTGGTATCAAAGACACAAGCGGTTTGGGTAACAACGCAGAGGAGTTGCAGACAGCTTCTGTACTTATGGACAACACAGTTATTCGCCCAATGCAAGTAACCATCTTAGATGAGCTTGAGAGGGTACTCGCCTACAATGGTATTGAGTTGGATATATACTTTAAGACATTACAACCGCTTGAATTCACAGACCTAACTAACGCTATTAGCGAAAGCGAAATAGAAAAGGAAACAGGTGTCAAGAAAGACCAAGTGGATGAAGAACCACAAATAGAAGAAAGCGAGGAATAATATGGCAACAGCATTATTTATAAAGAGAGCAGACCTCATCAAGAATACCGCCATGAACGGTAATGTTGATACGGATAAGTTCATTCAGTTCATCAAAATTGCACAGGAAATCCACGTTAGAAACTATCTTGGAACTGACTTGTATGATAAGATTAGTGCTGACATTATCGCTGGTACATTATCTGGCGACTATTTAGACCTTGTAAACGACTTTATTCAGCCTATGCTTATTCACTTTGCTATGGCTGAGTATTTACCATTTGCGGCATATACAATCGCCAATGGTGGAGTGTACAAGCATAACGCAGAGAACAGTTCAATCGCCAACAAAGAGGAGGTTGATTTGTTAATTAACAAGGAGAGAGATTATGCGGAATACTACACTCAGCGTTTTATTGATTATATGAGTTTTAACGCTCAGGATAAGTTTCCAGAATATTACACTAACAACAACGATGACATTTATCCTGACAAAGATACATTATTTCACGGATGGGTACTGTAAGCAAATATAAACCGAAAGAGGAAAACATAATAAAGTTAAAAAAATATATAAATGGGTTGGGGAAAGAAAGATACGGAGAGATTAAACCAAAGGCAAAGATTTAAATAATAACGCAATGGCAAATAAGAAGTTTAGCGAATTTACAGTAAAGACAGACAACGCAGATGTTGATTTTCTCGTAGGGTATGAGGGTTCTGATAACGTAAGAATATCACCTGAGAATGCTATGGGTTATGAATCGGGTTCACATACAACAACTTGGAATACTAGTTGGGATGCTCCTGACCAAAACATTATGAACTATGTAAAGGTCGGGAAGATGTGTACGGTTCAAATTGAATTATATAATGAAGAAACACAAGACCAAGACCCCACTCCTATAACATTTACGTTGCCTTTTAATGCAGCTAGTAACAGTTATCATCCAATTATTTATCAAGCTCCAAGTGATTCTGAATTACCATCAGAAACAAGGTCAATAGGAAGTCAATTTGTACGAACTAATTTTGGTTCTAATATAGCGCAACTAGTAAGCGTAAATGGATTTGGGAATCGAGCTATAGCTAGAATTGAAGATTATGAAGTTTCAGGGCTTGAGGTTGCAGGAACTATAACATATATAACACAATAAAACAACAAATAAATGGGTTGGGGAACGATAACAAACAACATAAGTTACGGAGCGATATACAATGAAAGTTGGACAGGGGAGTATAAGTTCGTTACTATCGTAGGCGATGGGAATGATATGTACAAACGCATAACTGATGATAGTGGTTCTATGGAAGCCAATGCCTGTTTAGTAAACACATTTAATAATACAATAAAGCAATGAGTTTATACGATAAAGCAAGTTTAGTACAAATACCAAGCGGATATAAAGGTGGTTCGCCAAACGGTACATTATATTCCGTTTTACCTGCTAATGGCGATGGCGATTTTGACCACACAAGAGCAACATCAGCCACAAGAGTAAACAAAGACGGACTGATTGAAAGCGTTGCAAGTGGTGTGCCGAGATTGGACTACCCTTTGATTGACGGAGTGGTGCAGGATTGCCCTGCTTTACTTTTAGAGCCACTGCGGCGAAATGATATTACTTATAGCGAGGATTTTAGTGGTAGTAGTTGGAATAAGAGTAATGTTAGTATAACAAGCGATTCTATTGTAAGCCCTGATGGCTCTGTTAACGCTTCTTTAATGACTATAACGGGAGGTTCATCTGACCAAAGAGTAGATAAAAACGTAACATATACAGGTCAAAACGTATTCTCTGTTTTTGCAAAAGCAAGTGATTCAAAATGGTTAAGTTTAAGGGTTGGTTCAGTAGCTAACAAGTGGTTTGACTTGGAAAACGGTGTTTTAGGTAGCTCAACGATAACCACAAACCTTGACGATTCTTTTATAGAATACTATGGCAACGGTTGGTACAGATGTGGTATTATATTCACATTTCAATCACAGGCTTACGCACGCACGAGAATATACCCTGCTGAAAATGACACAGATATAACACACACAAGCGGGTCTGTATATATATGGGGCGCACAAGCCGAAGCGGGAAGCTACCCAACATCTTACATACCCACTACAACTTCTACTGTAACTCGTAATGCCGATGAATGTAATGGCGCAGGAACAAGTGCAGAGTTTAACGACAGCGAAGGGGTTTTGTTTGCTGAATTAAAAGGGTTGAATGAAACTGATTCCGCAACAGGGTATATAACTTTAAATGATGGCTCAACAACTACAAATGCAATTTTTATTCAATATAGAAATACAGGCGAATTGAGATTATATAATGGTGGAACTTCAACTCCTGAATAGA